GAACGGAAGGAGTTCGTGTTCGTGGCCCACCGTCCCAGAAATTTACTCCAGGTGAAGCTGCAGTGCCTATAGTTTTGACCTGTACTATAGTCGGTGAGGTGGCGGCTTCGTATCGCTTTAATAAGTCCATAAAAATCTCCAAGTATTAGGTATCAAACCTAACTATAAATATCTGGTTAACATCAAAAGTTCTCTGAATTGGTTCACTTGTTTTTGCAACTGCTAACAATTCATATTTATCATTATATAACCCAATTGTGGTAACGTATGGTTTAATAACATTTGCACCCATCAAATTATATAAATTCCATGTAGAACTTCCACTCGATGGTTTAATGTTCATTTGATTGAATGATTGTGTAACACTTCCTGTTGTAGCCGTATAGGTAGATAGTATTGATGGGTTGAACGGAGAAAAATTAAAATCGGTTGGTTCTAACGTTGCTTTTATTTCGTGACGATGTAATTTTACATCACTACTATAATCAACATAAATATTTGTGCCGTCAACTATTTTTAATCCAGCAGCACTTATGGATGTAATTGCTGACCCAGTATCGTGCTTAATGACTGCAATGCCTTTATCATAAAAAACGTTACCGATATATGATTTGGTTAATCCAGCAAGATAATATAAATTTCCCATATCATCATCATATATTGTTTTATTTGCTATATCCGTCGTTAATTCAAATGACCCCGGTTTTACCCGGTCACCATAAAAATTTTGTCCGATACTAAGTACATAGGATTCGTTTGGTAACCCTGCTAAACTAGATGGACCCAAAGTAGATCCACTATAGAAATATCCACTGTTATAAAATAAATGTTTTACAGACCGATATAATATATACTCGTATGTTCCCGAGTCCATATTAACTCTGGGTTGTTCGTTTTCAAAGAAATCGGTTAAATCATTTGCGGCATTTTCTATAGTTACTGCCCCATCAAGACTGTCGGTTGAAACAACATTAATGCCCAATGACGAAGATGTAAGTTGCCATGACATAGGAGCAGATACGTACATTTCATCAACGGTGTAATCCTGTGCTTCCACTGTACCAAATGTTTTCATATATTAAAGACCCGATAATATAACAATAGAAAATCCCCTATTATAGTAATATCTATAAATAGGGGATTCCTATACTAAAACCTCATATTCTTAACCGTCAATAATCCAATCTTACCCTCAACAAAACTTCTTCATCGAAGCTTTTTCTTACGGGTTTACTTAACTTTGCAACTGCCAATAATTCATTTTCCGCGTTATATAATCCAATTGTTGTCACGTATACCTGTGGACTATTCTTAAAATCAGACTGAACTAATGCCCCATTGTCTGGGTTATAGAACGTTGGATTATTTGAATAGTTGTATTGTTTATTGCGAAGTCTTACAAAGTAATGCGTAGAAGAAATTGTCTCCGCCGATCGTGCTCGAAATCCATTATCGTATGATGTAGCAGAAGTAGCTTTATTAATTGCCGTAAATAATGAAAAGTGATTGTATGCAGATTTACTACCTCCCCACGCTGTTTCGGTCAATGAATGTGTTACTGCTGCATATGGTCCCGCTGACGGGCCGTTAGCTGTACTTACATCACTGGTTGTGTAGAATGGAACTACATTGGACCCACTAGCAGCTGATCCTGAATTTGCATTAAGTGTTGACGATGTTACATAAAATCCGACCGCCGGACCAATTGCATTCGGATTCAATACAATGACACCCAAATCAGGATATACTAATCCATATCCAGGTCCACCAGTTCCCCACGTAGTAGCGTTGGTTGATGATGAAATTGAACCAGATACCGTAGATAATGCACCTGAAACAACATTAAACACTCTTCCCGCTTTACTATTTGCTGTTAATGCTCCCAACGTCTGTCCACTGTCGTCAATAAACGTCAAAATACCCTTTGTTCCAGATAATGGAAGTTCCCAATTACCCGGATCAAGTTGTTCACGGATACGTGCACGTTGAAAATTAATAACATAAATGTGGTCGGAATCTACTCCTTGAAAACTAAATCTTGTATCAGCAGGATCTAGTAACAAATTTTTATATTGACTATAAATTGCTTTTGTAGGAAGCGTTGCTAACTCATTTTCCGTGAGAGTAGGAGAGCCGCCGCCGTTGATATGCCCATATGCAATGGAAAATTGAACTTCTGCTAATGTATTACTAGTGGGATTTGCCCCATATAAATCTAAATAATACTCTGCACTAGTTCCTACTTGTTGACCAGTGTTGGTGTTTACAAAAAATGCACTCTCGTATGACCCGGTATCATTTGACCATAGTCCTGTGGTTACTACTGTCGGATTAGCTTCTACTATATCGTCCGGAGTAAACCCTGTATAAATACTCATATGCGTTTCCTATTGTTAAATGACAGTGGCTGGATTGATTGTTATCGGAATGGTCACAGATGCACCGGTTTGATTTCCGATAATTACTAATTGTGTTTGTGTAACCGTGGTAACATCCCGTGGGGTTATTGTAAATGTAGTTCCACGTACTACAACTGCATTTTGTGATACAGAATCTCCAATAAACACTGGTACGGTTGCCGATCCTGCTAGTCCATTACTTGTCAATAGAGCAGCTTCACGGTCATATAAAATTGCAGTATATCCAAACGGTAACACATTTAATCCCTGACTGGTTGTTGGCGTAACAGTAGTAACGGGGTTTTGTGTGTTATTATAAGTTAATGTAATTGATGAGATACCTGTTTGTATAGTGGGAATTAAGTTTGTCCCTCGTTGTAGTGTTACTAATTTATACCGTAAATTTTGTGTTTCATCTGGGGACGCTTCTACGATGGGCATATTTTCAATTGCCGAACCATAATATTCCGTGCCAAGGGGATGCGCTGGGTCGTATAGACCATAATCAATTTCATCATCACCTACGGCAAATTGTGTGATGGCAAATGCGGAACGGCCTCTTGCAAGTAGTTCCCGTCCTTTTTTTGTTAAAATAGCGTCAACGGTGACCGTTGCTTTATTTAAATATCCCATAAATAATAACTCCAAGTAATAAGAGGTCTGATATACATATATAGTATTGTTTGTTTTATTACGTTACATTTAATTGTCCACCGCCACCCGTAATAATTTCTTCATTTGTTTGTGTCGGTGACACCACAAAGTCCGTTCCTTCGCTCAAGAATACTTGTACTGGCGGCAATCCGTCGATGGTCGTATCGATAGTATTTAAGCACCCTACATAATTTCTTCGTTTGGTTGCGGTAGAATTGTCTCTAAAAAATCTATAATGTTTCCGTAAATAACCAAACGGAATTCGTTTTTCTACTTCAATCGTGAAATAATATAATAACATTGTAATTGATATTTTTGCCACATTTTCCAAGTTATCTAATGTGTAAAATAATTTTCCAGCTGGCGGTAAGCTGTCCGCTACCAGTGTAACAATTGGATTAGTTATTTCTAATGCAGTCGTCGTTGATATAGACAAATCTACCAGAACCCCCGCATCACCAGTTGGACGGGTTTCTATTGGTCTTGTTAAATCTGCATCCCGTGCATCAGGTGTTCTATATAATCGCAATCGTAACCCACTAATACTTGATTGTATTGCAAATAATAATGCTATGTTTTGAATAGAAAGTTCACCAGTACTATATGAATTTGCTTGTACTGATTCAAACTGAAATAAATCTACATATCGGTCTGGTATGTCAATAATTTTATTAATGTCAATTGTAGTTGTTTTAAAGTTATTTAACGCGGGGTCTAATGTAGTGTATGTGTCAAATATTATACGTTTCTGTATTTGTCGTTGTATCGGATTAAATCGTAATATTTCCCAATTTTCTCTATCAAGCGATGGTGGCGTATACGATGGCACCGACCCACTATAAAATGCCGTGCCGTCCACTGAGGCGGTGTAGGATGCACGTGTCGTAAACACGTAATAATTTCCAGCATTTTTTACCGACGAAGTTTGATACACAACATCATTAATATTATATCTACTTCCAAGTGACCATGTAGTAATTCCTTGAAACGTCTGAGTTGTCTCGTTCCATGTTTGATTTAATGGTCGAGGATATACTGGGGTTTTTGTTGTATATGGAAATGTGTAAATACCTTCTGGGTCGTCAAAGTATGTATATACTCCAAAATCTCTAAAGTCTGCCGATGGTGGAATGTCGTATAATGCTGGTATGTACGTACTTTTAATTCCTCCAATTCGTGTGGTATCAATTTCAAAATCAAACAATTTTCGTGTGTATATTCTGTTGTATGGTTCTGCCCCAACACTACCTTTATTAACATCATTGTACACAACCTTGTTCATATTATTTAGTTGTAAATTAATATTTGAAGGGCGTGATGGACTATTAGAACTGGATCTTGCAAAGTTCCAATCTTCATGTTTTATATTATAAGTTGTATAATTGGATTGTATGTTGTTCGAAAGATCAATACTAGGCGCCATTAATTGTTGTACAGTTCCACTCGATATTAACTGCAGAATACTCTCTACCTGTGTGTTCAGTGATGAGTAACTACCAATAATTGTAGTTGATTGTTCAATAGAGCTTGTGTAATTATGCGTATCTGCACTAACTAGTATGGTATTAAATGATTCTTGGGCCGTGTATGTTTGGTAACTTGCATCAACTGTTGTATTACTTAACGCGTCAATGCTATCGGACACATTAAATGTTGCTCCATAATCTGCCTTACTACCCGTCAAAGAATTTGCAGCATTTAACGTTTTCTTTGCATTTTTTCCATACAATCTCATATTTTTTACAGGAGCAATTTTTACTTGCTCCAAAATATTAGGTTCTATAACAATACCTTTTAATAACGTTGCTTTGGATGGAATAAAATATTCAACAACTTGATCTATGACTGACGCAAGATCGGATATTATTCGGATAAATCGGTTTGTATTTACCGTTACGTAATGATATTGTTGATAGTGTCGTTTTAATGTTTCCAGCGACTTATCAAACGTGGTATATAATGTAGTTGGTGACCCTAATACTGCATTAATATTTTCTAATCCAAGATTACGGATAATATTTTGATTGATAATTTCTGTTGGTGACATAGACAGTATCACCTTATTACGGCCAGCTTGAAGTCGTTTTACTTGCGGTTGTACTATACTCTTCGTTCTATACAATCGTGAACCGTTGGTGTTATCTATGAATATTGGTGCCGGTGCTACTTTAATTTTACTGGTCAGATATCCCGAAGATCCCACAACCGACATATCTTGACGAATACTTCTATTGTATCGTACAAAATCTGCTTCAACTACATTAGATGTAAATATTGTATCCAATGTCGGAGAAACAGTCTTATTTTTATATGGACTTTCATTTAATACCGACGATGATGCTATTAATAATGCCGTATTCAGATTGTTGAACGATAATTGTACTAATAAATTATCTGCTGCTGCAGAATATGTGTCCCCTGCATTAGATCCTGCATCATATGCAGTATTTAAAACAATTTCATCTGATAATGTTGTATTCCACAATCGTAGTTCGTCTATAGTTCCATTATATCGTGCTACAACTTGTGGACCTGCTCCACCTACATACACATATTGCGTAGATTGCCATAATGAAATAAATTTAGATGATTCGTTAGCAATTGAACTAAATACTAAATCTTCTCCTTCTACTTGCGTTACGTATAGTGATGCCGTCGATAGATAATTTTGTATTGTAATATTAATAAGTTCATCACCAAAAATTTCATGATAACTACTGGATAATATCGTTGTATTACTACTACCTGAGGCAATTTCAAACCGTCCTAAATTTATATTGGTAGGATGTACCACCGCATTTAATGCCCATTTATCATCACCCGTCAATAACGTCATTGTTTTATTTTCTGCCACCGTACAATTAAACTGTAAGGTTGTTGGATTTCTAGCAGATGCCGATATTGGTAATCGTAAATATGAAATTTTTGTCGTATCAAAATCTAACCCCGTACTGAACTCATCAAATACATGATATGAACTCGTAACCGGTGTGCCCGTTTCTTTTACGCTAATTAATTGGGGTGTAATTCCAAATGTTTTTAGGAACGCTTCTAATGCAGTTTTTGTACCTTTTGCCTTTGCAAAGAACGGTAAGTTATGTAATAATCTTTTATAAATTTCCGCAGTCATATCACGGCGTGGAACTTCTGAGTTGGTTCCAAGAATATTATCTGATAAATTATATATAGAATTTAACGTAGGAAGTCTAAATCCAATAGACTCTGCAATTTCATTGACTAAATCTTTGGACAGTTCTTCGTTTGGATTTAAATTTCTACTGTAGATGTTAGGAAATTGGTCTACGAATGGTTTAATCGTATCAAAGAAATGTCCCATCATAGAAACAAATGTAATATATGCACCCGATGTATCATCCTCTCGTAAATGAGATGGGATGGTATTAACTAAATTATTTTCGTTAAATTCATCAAATCTTTGTGCAATTAAACTTTGCGTTTCATACCAATTTTCAACGGTGATACTGCTCACTGGCCATAAAGCACTTCCCGATTTTGGCCAATATCCAATTGAATTGTACTCTTGGCCAGTGTCGGCGTAGTATGCGGATGCAGAGTACGGACTATTAGAACCAGATGGTGTAAAATACAAATATTGTTCATATCGGTCAAATCCACGGATGATATCTTCTTGCTGTTTTGAGAATGTGGCAGACTGGTCTTGTAGATAGATTAATCCCACTGACGCCGTATTTACTGCGTAATTAGCTAAAAATTGTATACGTTTAGATTCTAATGTTTCTAATTGAGCAACTTTTTGTTTAAATGTTTCAAGTCGCATTGCGGCAGACCCATAAAACATAAAATTATTATAATTCGTGAAGTCTATATTTAACTCAGATGAATTAAAATCATAGGAATACCACTGTCTAAAAATTTCGTCTTCAAAAGTTTTATTTTGGTAATTATCGGTTATGCCAACTGATCCTGATTGTAATGACAATTTCTGTAAAGTCATATTGTTTAACGACTTTCCGAGGTCGAGGTCAGTTTGTGCTGCTAAATTTTTTGGACGTAGATATGGGGTAGCATCCAATTCGGGCGCAAACCGAACACGAACTTTATCAATTAATGTTTTGGTAACTTCTCGACTTATAAATACAGAAGAACTAACAGTAATGTCATCTGGTACTGGCTGTAATAGTTTTAATTGTACACGTTGTATGTTATTTTCATCAGCGGGACCATACCGATATGCCAATGCTACCGATTGCCTATCTTCACCGTAATTTAACAATGTTTTTAACGTACGATCTTCGTCTACATAGGTATCTACTGCTGTCTGGAGGAATTGTAGTGCAGATGTAATTAATGGAGATGCCAGGTTTATTTCAATTGGCACCGTAGTTATATTGAACGTATAATTGGTAGTTAACCGTTGAAGTTGCGTTTGTTCAGGAGATATAATAACCTTAATTGACGCAACTCCCACTGTGGGAACTTTAGCAGGTAATATTTGTATGTATATTGGTACTCTAATCATTGCCATGTTATTGCACCACTATATTTTGGGGAAGGTATATTGGTAACAATGGTTGCGTTGAGGTATTTTTTAATACTGTCAGTCCCTCAACTACTACATTTTGTATATTCAATGGCAATGTAATTTCAAGATTAGAATTTGAATTTCCGTTTAATGTAGATTTATTTAATTCAATTTGTATTGTACGTGATTCGCGAGGAGTTAACGTAAAATCCAACGTAGTTCTATTTGGACCTCCTACTGTTGATGGTAATTTGACACTCCCATCAACTAAAAATACTTGGTCGTTAAATGGCATTCTTACTCGTAATGTTGCATTTAATGTCAAATTCTTAACCGTCATAGTAAGATTATACGTTGATTCTGCACCAACATAATAAGATATATTGGTTGGAGTTAATAATGGTTGTAAATCTACCGATACCATATCAGCAATATCATAACATGCAGTTGTGTCAGTAGGGTAACTATACGGTTCATATTTTACTAAGGATGAAATAGTTCCAGTGGTATAGTTTTTTATTGGCATAATTAAACTTCTGTGATATCTACTAACATTTCAATCGTAGATGTGCCGTCACCCAATTTATCTAATAATGTCGGCGTCACGTTTACAAAAAATTGTTGACTACTTCTGGGACTTATCGTAAAACTGCTCGGTTGCACAATTATATCTGGATTTGTTCTCATAGTTATTCTGTATGAGACTCCGTATGACGGATTATTTGCGGTAATTGGTTTAGGTTGTGGGAGATTACTGCCACCTCGTTGATACGTAAACGTTAGTGCCTCCGATAAACTCGGTTGAAATCCAACTATTGTACTAGGTTCCCAACAGGTTCCTCCACCTGCGCCAGCATATGCTACTTCACGATACTCTCGTGGGGCAAGACCTTCGTTTAAAACTCCACTGATACAATCTCGATATGTAATTACTATTCGTGATGGTATTGGTGTAGTTGACGGTAATGGCGTCCGACTCAGACTTGGTGCCGGAAGTATTGGATTTGTACTTGTACTTGGAGTTGGGGTTAGTGAAAGTTGAGGCGTTGGACTTGGCGATGGCGTTGGACTTGGACTTGGCAGTGGTGCGAAGAAGTCTTCCTCTACTGGTGGTGGTTGCGTACTTATTCTGCGAAACGTTCCACTAATGGTACTGGAGCCGGGTGTTACTAAGACTCTTATGGAATTATTAGTTAAATATCCACTGACAATTTCCAGATTAGTACTCCATCCCTCAAAATAGTATCCGTCATCAGCCGTTGCGGTAAACTCATATTCACTACCAATATTGAGCGATACACGTGTGCCTGCCGTGCGGCCGAACACACCAGTATATGAAGAGTCTAGCGTCACGGGGCCGCCGGGACCGTTTATAGTTCCTAACCCTCCTTCAACTATAATGTCGATGTTTGCCGGCGGTGTGGTGTTGCCGGTTGCCGTTGCGGGAGTACCACTGTCGGTTGTCGTTGCGGGAGTGCCACTGACGGGAGCTCCCGTCGGGATAGGGCTAAAAACTCCAGTAAGGACGAAATTCGTGGTGCTGGCGGCCGCAAGTGCGTTCACAAATACTGTTATACTACGAGTAGTGGCTGACCCCCCAATAATCTCCATATTAGTGTCCCACCTAACAAATTGCCACCCTTGATCGGGCGTTGCGTCAAACTGATATTCTCCGGGCTGATTCAGCGGGGATATTACTGGGCCCCCACTAATAGTTTCAGCTGTTAAACCTGCACCCGTTACGGTGCCGCGGAAGGCACTAAGTATAAGTGTTGCCATACGTAATTATCCATTAATTTAAAGTTATCCCAGCACCAACATCATGTAACCAGAAATGTCCCCAAGCTTTATTAAACTATTTGTTGGCAGTGCTAATATTAGCGTGCCGTGATTCGCGAGTCTATTGACTGATATAGAAATCGTATTTTATTTTCTACCACCGAACGAATGATTTGTTCGTATTCATCTTGTTGTATTCTATCATCCCCATTAATAACTATTTCTTCACGTATAAAAGAGTACAGTTCTAGGAGAAAATCATTCACCTGTGCGTCGAAAGATTCGCGTAAATTTAATCTATCAATGCGCGCTATAGTATTTGCATAGGTCTGGTTTATTTCTGGAATTGCTATATTTTCTACTATGGTATCCGCCGTAACGCCTTCTGTTGAATCATCCAGTTCCACGCCGGATTTAAATATTTTTTCTGCAACTCCAACTGCATCTGCCTTAGTAAATGATGGTTCAATAAATTCTTTGAGTAAATATTGATTTTCTCTACGTGTTACCTCATCAATTACATTATTAAATGTTAATTGTACTTCCGTTCGTGTTGGTGATATCGTATCTATAGTTAGTCGTCTATCTGTGTAACTACCAATTTCATCTGAAAAGAAGTTTAGTGTTAACTTATAATCACCAGGAACTAGTACTAAATTCTTATCAACAAATAATTTTGTGAAATCTATCCTAATATAATTTTTATATGAGTTATCGCTATATGCAACGATGTGTGATTTAATAATATTATCATTTAATGTAATAGTCGTACTTAGTAATAATTGATTTTCAAGAATTGTATAAAAATGTACTTCCACATTATCTTGCGCATCAAATGCAAAACTTGCAGGAACTTCTTCAAATAGAATTAGTTCACTTGGATTACTTACGATTCTTGACGCGGCAAATCGTGGTTCAGTTTGGGTAGTGATATTACTTCTAAAATTTGCTTGATTTGGCATATTAGATACTCAACTCAGTAAATCGCGTGTCTATATTTCTAATAACATCTGCGTTATATCGTTCAAAGTAAATGGGTGCGTAATATCCCTGTGAGGCCGTGGGCTGTGTCGTCATACTTGGACTTTGTAATATTGTTGAACCATCGAAGTCTAATGGTGTTACAATTTTAAACGGATATACCGTTGAAATTTCTGGCCGGAGTTCTTGTAACGATTGTGTCGTTTGTATTAAATTTGGAGATAGTGTACGGACATCTAATTCATATATGTCTCCTTCTGGAGAAAAATATTTTGTGGTGACCGTAATAATGTCTTCGTTATTTTTTTTAAGATCAACTAAAAATTTTGGGATATATGAATTAAGTATATTAAGCATCACTGTCTACTTTAAAGGTGTAATTAAATTCTGGGAAGAATACTAACCCGTTCGATTTTACCTTTAAATCCAATGTATAATATCGGTTAACTTCCAATCCCGATGTGTCTAGTAGAATATACGACCCCGAACTGTCACAATTTATAGCAGAGTACTGGTCAAACTCGTATAATACCATATCTGCTACTTGATCTCGTACTCTATAATACGACTCAGATGGCAGGTAATACACATTTCTATATCGACTCGTTGAGTCAAATTTTCTATCGGGATATGGTTCTCGCACCACCAAATATACCTTGTCTATTTCTCCTAGAGTGTATGCTTCTTTTATATTTTTTGGTACGATGGTAACATTTCCGTTGGGAATTCGTTTTAAACTACCCGTGACAAATGTCTGGTCTATTTGTACAATTTCCAGTTTTGGAGCAAATATAGTATGTGTATTTCCCGAAAAAAACTTAATGTTACCAATATTAGTAGAATCTAATTCGTCCGTGGTAGGAAACTTTAGTATTAATCCATTCCACGGAGTTATATTTGAACCAGATACAACCGGTGCAATTAAATTAGTAACATCAACTTTTACATCTTCAATGGGAACGTTTGAAAAAGTATATGATGCAGAGATTATTGTCGTATAATTACTACCTGAAGTTGCCCACGCAGCTGTAGTACTTCTATCAATCCAGGTTACACCATCTTTTGCATTCTGCACATCTTGATAAAAATATCCACTTCCTTCCACCCAACTTTGTGATACTGGATATACTTCTAACTTTTGATACCGATTCACATTTGTTGCATTAGCAATTCGTAAATTTAAATAGTATTTTGAAGACGTTGGATATTGTTGTAATGAAGGAATGTCAAACTGTATCAACATTCTCGTTGAACCCGAGGCATATTGATTGGGGCCATCTAAAAATTTTATTATTTTTCCTACTTCAATAATTTCGTCGAGTCCAGTATTTAATGTTGGATATCGTTCGTAAATGGTCGCGTCTTGTGATGTTGGTAGAAAAGTTCTCATATATTATCTCAATTATTGACGAGCAAATCCAACAATATCGGTTTCTGGATACCGTATTTCAAATATACATGGGTCCAACGATGGATATATAATGTCATCAACCATTGCCTCTTCAATTGGATACCGATGTTCAAAGTAATCACGACCATCTTGGAATCTATATTTGTTACTAATAATTACGTCAGATACCGTTTGTACACCATCTACTGAGCCAATTGTCAATCTAAGGTCATTCATATTAATTGGCTGATTAATTTGCCATTTTGTAATTTCAAAAAAATCTTTGATTGCATCAATACACCGTGCAATAACATCATTCATATTGTAATTACGATATACAACAATGTGAAATTGTACCCCAATATTTACCACAAACGCATCTAAAATATTTACATCATCGGTAAGTACTCGGTATTGTTCTAAGTATTTTGCAAGATTCCTTTTAACCAAGGTATTTAATGTTGCTAAATTTTTGTTTTCATCATACCCAAGAACATATAAATTAATTGCGTTTGGTGCTACGGGGTCTACTACATATTTTCTATTATTATACGGATTTTCATCATTGTTCAATTCTAATGATCCGGAGTCTTCTCGTCCAATTGCATTAATCTGTTCATCACGAACGACAAATACTTTTGATATCTGTCCAAATTGCGAAGGCATTGCATAACTTCTTACTAAATAATCTTTATCTGTTACTACTCGATTTTGTGCATTAAAGAACGCTAGCGCATTTTGTCGTATTTCTTCGACTGATTCGACATTTCCACCACCGCGAGCCGGTTCTTCGTTGAGAATTGCAACGCTTGATACTACTTGATTATATAATCCTTGTTCTGCAGAGGTATAACTTGTTGCATCATTTGCAATATTTACAAAATCTACTTGTGTAATCGTGTTGGATGCAACATTTGATTGTATCCCACCACCTACTAAATAAGTTACGGTCAATGTGGTGTTTGCAGGGGCAAGGCCAAATGTGTCAGTTGATATAAAATCGGAAGGGTCTAGCGATGAATTACTAATAGCTTGATTATATTTTGAATTTGCTATCTGTGTGGAGTTTAATGTTACCAATTCATCACTGGTGTCGCCTGTGCCTGATCCAAACAATAATTCTAATTTCATGCCAGAATTAATTCGCGTTGCAAATCTTCTTGGTTTTTTACGAAATACTGCAAGTTTTGCGGGAGATAGCGATCCAGACTGCATAGTTTCTGATGTAAAGAATCCATCAGACCCTCTAGTTGCTATAGTACGATCTTCCATAACTAAATCTTGACCTAGATAATCTACTTCGTACCAAGAATTGCCATCAGAATCTTGCACACTTATAATAGAAATTATATTAGAATCTACTAATTCTATCTTAGTAAATTTCTGCGCCGACCCAAATGAAAATGTTGCAGTTTTTACGTCTGCCGATACCAATTTTATCTTCTTAGAAATTACATACATCGTTGGTGCATTTGAACCATCGCGCGCCAATACACGAATATTTCTATTGGTGGAATCGGAAAAATCTACATTGTCAATTGATCGAAAATTTTGAGTGGGTGGAGTATTAGTAGAAAATTTTGAATTTGCCAATATTTTTAAAAAGAATTTTTTATCCGGTTCGTAATTAAATGCTACGCCAAGTGCGGGAACCATTTGATATATATCTGCTTCAACTGTTGCCGTTGCTGTGAGTTTAGGTTTGTATCCCAACGCCTGTGATATATTTACTACATTATTTCTTTCTTTTGCAAACAACAATAAATTTTCCTTAAATTGATTATCAATGTAGAAAGACATGACATCACCAACGTATGCCGCCATTTCCACAAACATCATACCAGGAGATGCTTCATTAAAATCGCTATACGTATTGGGATAATATGATTTAGCAAATTCTATTAAATTCTGTCGATATTCAGAGAAATTTTTTGCTAAATAATTAACGTCCTTGAAGTTTGGATTAAATTTTTTTGTAATGGATTGATTTACTGCCATTGATTATCTCCTAAAACGTTAGAATAATAGTGTCTCTGATATTTGGATTCTGTCGTAATCTGTAACCAACATATAACTGAAGTCTATTATTATCCAAGTCGTTTGGTGACGCATTGAGTTCAAATTGTACCAGTTCTAAAAATGGCATCCAACGTTCTACTGCATTTACTACTGAGAGTCGGGCCCCTTCAATATTTTCTGGAGTAAGTTGTTCAAATAAATAATCGTGAATACCACATCCAAATTCTGGTTGGTGGACACGTTCTCCCTTTCTAGTAAGTATCAAATTTATAAAATTTGATTTAACTTGAGTTAATGTATCAAATGACTGTTGAAAATATCCCATGTTTCCAATCTGTATTGGTAGTGTAATACCAATTGCTTGTGTCATATCTTATCTCAGGTTAATTTCATCGCCTTCATCATTGCTGAATAGTCTCTAGTAATTGCCTTCACTACTTCTGGGTCTGCGTCTGCTGGCGCATTGTCAGGAAGTCGAGACGGTAAATTATTAGTTGTTGCTTGTATCGTATGACCATCATATGACACACCCATTAACTCTGACAGTCGGTTACGGTCAAATTTTGGTGCATTTTTTGTTGGTACTGGTGACGCACTTTCCTTCAGTTGCTTAACTTGTGACACTGCTTCCGACAACATTTGTGGTAGAATTCGTGTAACTTCTTCCTCAACGATTGTACGAATGTATGCTTTAAGTAATTGTCTATCCATAAAACACTCTCTATATAAATGGTGATGAATTAAACTTTAAGATGATTTTAACACTATGATTTTGGTATTTTATTTCGATGGTTCTTTTACATACTTCATGGAAATGTATAATCTTTTTGGGGTGGAAACCCCGCATATCCTGTACTACGGATTGAATCAGTGACTAGTTTAATTATATCATTTTTACTTGGATACTTTGCTTTTGAATACGTTACTGTCTCAGTATACGATTTTGATTGTGTAACATCAAATACTTCGACTGCCCACACCCCCTTACGATCTATTATTTCTATATAATATTTCATACTAAATGGAGTAGTAGATTTCATTGGAAGTTCTACTATTTTTGGTTCTTCCGATGGCGTAGGTTTTATCGGATATTTAAATAATTCTTTTCCTTTTTTTAAATTTTCCTTACTTTCCGATTGTTTTAATTCACTTGATTCTTTTTTTTCCTTTGCTTGTGTTTTTTTTGCCAATGCTTTGACATCAATTGCCGGTAATTTTGGTGGGAACGCTAGATATGCAGTTAATGCTAATGCCAACGTCTTGGTTAATGATGTTAGCTTCTCTGTGGCTTGTTTTTCTATCTCAGTTTTTTGTGCTAATATTTCTTGTTGCTTATCTGCCACCAATGCCATTGCTTTAGCTTCTGCTTCTTTTTTTATTAATTCCGGGTCTTTGTATTTTGCTAATTCATCTAACTTTGCTTGCGCTGCATCAGTAGCTGCACCAGTAGTTGCTTGAGCAAGTGCGTTTGCATCGGCCGCACTTTTAGGGGCCGAAGAATTTGAGGCGGCTGCTTTTGTGGCATCCATTGCACTTTTTAACGGGTCAAATACCATAATTATAATACCTTATAATAGTCATCAGAAAGTTTCCATTTATTGTTTTCTGTTTTTATTTGTTCACCTTTCTTAAATTCATTTTTTTCAATGAGAAGTGTACTATTTTCATTTCCCATGTTCACAAATACATCAGAACTATTAAATGGTGCACCGGAGTATGGCAATTTTTTAATTGAACCTGCATTTGGTGGTATCAATTCAGCGTATAATGCGGTGAGTCCTGCTATTACAACTTGTGATAATTGTACTGGCATACTCCCCATTAGTCCGTGAACAATAGCAGCGGGACCAGGTACTAGTGGTGGAACTACCGTAGTTGGTATTGGTGAACCTGTTAATTGGTATGGTAATTGTGGTGGTGTTATACCTACACCCATTAACGCCTGAATTAATCTAGCTAACCACATTGATAAACTTGTACCACCCACCATAGGTTCTACATCATTTGCCGAACTTCCCAAATATATTTTTTTAGCAAGTAATGACATCGTGCCCTCGGCCGTCAACGATATATCATTTCCAGATATAATAGTAACATCAGAATCTGCGTGTACATCAATACGACGACTTGATTTCAGTTCTATATCTAAGTTTGCGGTTAATATAATACTACTGTCGGTATCTATTGCCGTATTTTTAAAACTATTCAAATAAATTTCTTCATTTGAATACATTAATATATGCGTTTTTTTAGCATCCAACACAATTGAATCAGAATTCATTAGAATCTGTGCGCCACCATACTTTTGTGGAGGCGCTTGTATTGACCGATTGAATGACCCCGCATTAATTGTTATGGGTTCAAATGGAATATTTTGGTCAGATGTCATCCATATAGAAGATGCATCTTTATTAACATCTTCTAATATTAAACCAAAGATACTTTCTTTTGAGGCGTCAGTTTTTTCAATGTCCTTTCCTTGTCCAGTACGTAATATAATATTTGGAGCCATGCCGGGACTTGATAGTTCCATTTGGCTTGATCCAAATCGAATAGAGTTTCCCATTCTCCCTTGGATTAATAAATCACCTTCAAAATGTTTTAGTGGACGAACACGACTGTCTGGTTTAAAATATTCTCCAAATTTATGGTCCTCTACTGTTAATTCTTGTTTTGTTGTTGCAATCTTTGATTTAAGTTTGTCACTTCTATTATTCAATGCATTATTTAATTGCAACATACCATTTTCTTGTATTCTATGTGCAAGAAAAACTTTTCGTGTATAATAAAAAATTCCAAGAATTTTATGTAATATTACCAGTTCACCAATCAATGGCATTTCTAATATAGAAGATTCTATGGGGTCCGCCCAATCAAGGAGATCGTCATCTCTACTATTGTGAACAGAAAAAATACGAATTTTAATACAACCGACATTATACCCATCTTTTTTTGCATATTGAGGATGGTGGTGATCTAGTATGACATCAACTACGATTGCTTCGTAAAATTCACTAGTAAGTGGACGTGCAGATGCAGCAGTATCCGTCGTAGATAACAATCCCTCAGGTTTACGTCGATAAACATACCGATCTCCTGCCATATTACTTCTTCATCCCAGAGAGTGTAATATCCAAATCATCTTGTTCGGCCAGTACTGATTCAAAGTCTGATTTAATATTCTTCAGCAGTTGAGATTTTTCTTCTTCGGTGAGCATACCAGTGTCGGCGTTCTTAGAAGAAACACCGACTAACCGTTGGGCAATTTGTACCAATCGTACAATATGTTCATCATTACGTACATTTACTTCCAGAAAATCTTTTATAACTGGTCCCATAACTGCGGCATCCTCTGGGGTACGAATCATTTTTACAAAACTTGCCACGAAGCTATTAATCTGCTCGCGCTTTGTATTTGTATTTTTATATACATCAGAGAACATATCTGATAATGTTTTTCCTTCAAAAATAACTTCGTCAAATGCCATAAGATAGTCTGTGAGAAAAGGTCTACTACATAAATAGTTACTTTTCTGAGTTATACACGAAAAGCATGGAGGGATCAACTAAATACCCAGATTTTCTGTATTCTTTCATTTGTTTTAGTACGTGAACTTTCATTTTATTAATAACTTTCGTAATATGAACCGTTTTGTTATTTGTCATTTCACGAATGAGTACGTACAGTGCTTTTTTATTAAAATTTTCAATGGAGTTTGCCCGTTTTAATAGTTCCACGACTGCGTTGGCAATTTCACGGTCACGTTGTTTCTTAAAAATACGGTCTAAATTAAAATCCCAGTACTGGACTAAGAGTTCTACGAAATCGCTGGTGTCCCGTCGGGATGTTTCTGCGTCGGGTTTTGTAGTAAGTACTTCTTCCAACATAAATGATTCGTCGTTGGATGAATCTACTAAGTACGATGACCGTAACTCATCACGGTACGAATTGTTATTGTGCAATACCAAGTAGTTCTTTGCTACCACAGAGAAATACGAGAACGCCTTTCCTTTATCTTCCGTAAACTTGTGAAGGTTTAATACTAAAAAAGACACCACTTGATTTTTAACATCTTCAAAGTTGGCGTTCATATACGGAAATTTAAACCGATTAATAATATTTTCTGCTAATTTATCAATTGGTGCATGTATTCTTTCTCTAAATATAGTATTTCGTTCATCCTGGTCGGTTGATTTATTATATTCAACAATTGCCTTTTCTGTGTCGGTGGTGAAATACATCTTTCCCAATTTTGCCCGACGTACTTCCAAATCAGTTTTCTTAATTCTCGTCATCAGTATTTCCATATAAAAGTGAACGAAGTGTGCCTATTATTTCAGTTAATTGCTGAAACAATGTGCCCACTTCGTCGTCGGTTTCAAACATTTGTTTTTCATCTAATACACGCATAGTATGTAATAATATACTGGTGTCTTCATAAAATTGTTGTATAGATTGTTCGTATAGGGTAATTTTATTTGATAAATTAAAAATTATATACCCCATTGCTGCACATAATAGTAGTAATACACATACTATGAATATTGACATAAGTAATCCTATAATGATAGTGGTGGCAATTTGAAATTGCTAAACGATGACATATATTTTTGTATAGATGTGCCGTTACCATCAATTATACCATGTTCATCATTAGAAGTCAAGTAGGCAACAACACCTCCACTACCTGCAAAATGTGCGCCAGCAAGAATTCCTGCTCGGGTAATCTTAATACCGTGTTTAGTTTTACCGTCGTATCGGTCAATAAGATTTTTTAATTCCCGATAGTTTGCTTTCATGTACGCTAACATAACAGTATCTTGAATATCTTCGTTCTGTAAGAATTGTCGTGGTGTCATTCTAAACCCCAAAGCGCGCACTGTACTTGGGCTGAACTGATATTTTCCCATCATTCCATATTGATTGACTACTTTATAGTTCCCACCACTTTCAATACGGGCAATTCTGTCCATGAATAGTTCTGTTTGTGTGGGTTGTGATTTGGGGACTTTGTTCATTGTGAATGTTGGAATTTTATTTGTTGCGTATATTGCATACATTAAAATTATAAGCGGTAATAGTTTTTTAATCATAAATTTCTCGGTTTATAGTTGGCTATAAAACTCGTTTTGCAGCCGTTGACGGTCAATATCCTTAATATGGTACAGTGCCCATTCTTCTTCGTCGGGCAACGGTGCCATATTTTTATATCCTACAATACGTTCGTGAACCTTTCCTTCCCATTTGATATCTGCGTGATTACGGTAAACTCTGTGCTGGTAATCCGGCCAGCAATTCCATCCCTTATCATTGACTTGCCATCCCCACTTTGCAATATCCTCGTCGGTTAATCCCGTCACCACGTTGACCCGTGGAATAGCAAACAAATCAATCTGCGGATTGTGTTCAATAAGGTCATGAATATACGTCAATAAATTTGTATGCAAGGTTTCATCGGCATCTACTTGAAAAATGTAATCTCCTGAACATTGCTCTGTCAGAAAGTTCTTATGTTCCGCAAAATTATTGTTTAAGGCATGTTTAATTAGTTTAATCTCACCACCAGTTGCATATGCGTCTAACAATGCTACTGTAAATTCATCGGTGGAGTAATCATCAACTACCACAATTTCATCTCCAGTCAGCTCACAAAATGGAACCAACTGGCTCAGTAGATTCTGGATGTATTCGCCTTCATTGTGCGTTGTAATAGCCCAAGATATCATCATAATAATTCTTTCCAGTTAAATATAGTTTCTTCAGTTAATATTATAAATTTACAGTTCAATTCACGTATTATTTCTTTACGCCGTAGTTCGTCTTTTTCTATCTGGGTGTTTCTTGTGAAATGATACTTTTCATAAAATTCTATTTTACTGCTTCGGAAGTAAGACCGTACCCACCTTCAGTCATATTGGTAAGATTTTCCAAACCTACTTCCAATATTAGTTTGCGTTCCATGCTATACGCATCTTCCTCTGATAAACCTTCGTGTAATATTTTTACAGTGTATCCATATTTATTAACCACATTATACCAGTATACATTTCTGTTAGATTTATGCCACGCACGTTTACCCGTTCCCTTACCAATATAAAATAATTCACCGGTATCAGCTTTATAATGTCCATACACATATGCGTTATTTTCAGACATTTGCAATTTCTCTGTATTTGAACAGTGCAAGTTCTTTAGCTTTTGCTTCCAGGTCAAAGTCGAGGGTCATGCCAAAATCGTCAATTTTATTGAATACATAATCTGCGTGAGCGCGAGGATTGCCCGTGACATTTTCATTGAGATTTTTAGATTCACTGTAATGAAACAATGGAACTATATTTTCTGGCCACGTGCCTGCAGATAGTTCGGCGGCATCTTGTGTAGACAATCCATCTGGGTGAAATTGGTGATGGAAGTAGTCGAACGTAATAGGAATATTGAGAGCGGAATGTAAGTAAGTAAACAACTGTATAACTGAGAATGACGATGCTTTGTCGTCATTTTCTACTACGAGTCGTGCTTTACAATTTGGAGACAATCGATTATACGCAGCAATCCAACGGGACGCCACTTCTTCGGAGAAATTCATTCCAACGTGAATGTTTAACGCATTATACGGAGTTGCCGTAAGACCCATAAGATCAAATACGGTAGAATGGAGTTCAAGATCTTTGATTGAATTCTCAACAACAGTAGGCTTAGTTGAACCAAGTTTTACAAAGTGATCGGGGTGAGCAGTAATACGTTGTCCAAAACTGTTTGCCAAATTACCAGCATGCCGTAACATATCGGCAATTTCTGTATAATTAGGTAAATCGTGTAAATTATATTCACTTCCCCACGGAAAAATACCAGAGCCTACACGGAATACTTTAATATTATGATCTTCATTCCATCGAATAATTTTTACTAAATCAATAGCGTTTGCTAATGCCAACTCAGATGCGTACGCAAGTCCACGTGCTTTGAAAGTACGTTGAATCATGCCTCGACCAGTGGTAATTTTTTGTTTATTTAATACAGTATTAATACAACAATAACCCACAGTATGTGGCATGTAACCTCACTTGGTATGAATACCTAAATATAACTCATTCATTGAGTAATGTCAAGGGGCACTAGTATCCAAAATGCCTACCGTGTTGCCACGCCGGTTCCTTGGATACCTCCACAGTAGTCGTAGGAACCTCTGTGGGGGACTCTACATATACTTTGAAGGGTTCGTCCGTCATCTCCGATACAGTCGATTTCT